CAATCCGTATTGAAATGGAACGGGGCATATCCTCAAGTTGTTGGTGGAAATCAAATGATTCAATTGCCAATTACAGATGGATCAGGAAAATAATAATAATTTTAATATAGAAAGAGGTAATAAATAATGTTTAATAAATTAATTGAGATGGTAATGTCAAATCCTAAATTAGCTAAACCAATGGTAAGTGAATTAGTAGATCAATATAAACCATTATTATATGCTGTTGCCGAAGAACTTTTTAATATCTATAAGGATTATGCCAATAATACTGAATATTTTAGCACTACTGCAACTGCTAGAAAGAATCAATATGATGCTTATGTCAATGCAGGATTTTCAGATGAGCAATCTATGAGTTTAGTATTAAATGATGCTAAGAAATTAGAAGATAGGTTAAATAAATTATCTTCTGGTGCTAAATCGAAGAAATAATATAAATCACACTTATTCACAAATGTCAAGGCACTACATATAGTAGTAAGATTGAAAATAGACACTATATGTAGTGTTTAAACTACCAAAATATACCATAAAATATCCGTTTTATGCTAAATAAATAGAATATAAAAATTAGAGAGGAAGATATAATGAGAAAGTTAGCTAGTATTCAAAATATCTTAGAAATTAATCCAATCCCAAAAGCAGATGCAATTGAAGTAGCAAAAGTATTAGGGTGGGAGATTGTGGTTAAGAAGGGTGAATTTCAAGTAAGTATTTGGAGATATCGATGCAGGTGGAAGTGTTAAGTGTAGTAGATAAGAATAAAGGAGAGAATAAAATGCTTAGAGATAAGATTATTTTCAGAATAGAATCTAAAAATAAATCTCAAGTCTTCATTGAATTAAGAAGAAATGATATTTTAAATTATGATAGTATATTAGATTGGTGGCAACATAAATACACGGCAGAATGCGGAGATATTACAATTACAGACTCTAATATGTTGTTTGCTATATGTAAATTAGCATTAAAACTTCAAGAAGATAGGGTTGGGTATTACAGAGAACTTGAAGAACGTGGATTTAGAAAATAAATTCAAATAGAAAGGGATTGTATTAATGTTAATTCATTGTAGAAATTCGCTTTGTAAATATTATTGGGAAGACTCATGTACTATTATTTTAGAGAATAAACTTGTAGCATTAGATGAGGACGGGAAATGTGAAGAGCAAGAAGAAGGAATTAGTGATTATTATAAAGAAGGATAAATTCTTAAATATAAAAATAAAATTGTTGACATTTAATTATGAATAAGGTATAATTATTATGAGTCAGAAAATTAGAGAAGGGAGAAAACAAAGTGGTCGATTTAGTAGTTGGACGGTCAGAAGGGGTTGCTTATCCTAATAATAATCTTACATATAATCAATTTAAACAAGTTAAACCAATTCTAAGAGAAACAGATACACACTTTATTGACTTGATGATCGAAGAGATTAAAAATTCTAAGAGTGATAAGGAACTTAAAGATGTTCTATGTAAGGTTTATATTACTACACAATATGATTCTATGGTAAGAGCAGAGTTTGATAATTATTATATCAGTAGAAAATAAAAAATATTTACTTGGAATCGAGGTGATTAGTCTTAATTGAATTTTAATAGACCAAAAAACGAGACAGAAACACACTTTTTACTAAAAGAAATATCTAAATACATATTATTTGGATGGGGATACAACAAACTAGGAACTGAAGTAGGTGGTATGTGGGATTTAGATATTGGCAAAAAGAGAAAAGAAATAATTGATGCAGTTGGTTTGAAGAAAGTGCGTGTTGCTCCCAGAAAATTTCATTGGGACATGAAAGGAATTGAAGCAAAAGCAAGTTTGAGTGACTTCAAAAATGGGTATTGTTGTGCTCCTGCAATGAGTTACATAATTACAACTATTAATACTATTCCTATTGATTTAATCCCAAAAGATATTGGATTGATTGAAATTGATCTTGATAACTTTGAGTTAAAAAAGTATTCACAAAAGATATCTGATATGAATGGTGTTATATTGGTTAGAAGGGCTAAGAAAAGAATTGATTCTAGGTTTAAATCAGAAGAGGCATATAGAAAATGGTGTGAAAAGTGTTTAGAAGGGGTTGCTTATAGAAGTAGTAGTGAATTGTTGTTTTGGAGAAATTATATAGAGTTTAGTAAGTAGAAGTATGAAATAAATATATTGGAGGAATTAATTCATGAATGATGGTTTAGAAATACTTGAAGAAATTAAAGAATACATAAATAAACATTATAAAGCCAGTTGTTGTAGTTGGACATCAGAAAATTCAGAAGGAAATAGTGATGATATATTTAATGATGGACAACAATATGGGAAGGCGTGGGTTTTATATTCTATTGGTAAAATTATCGGAATGAAACTAGAAGAACCAGAAGAAAATTAGGATGATGATTAGAATAAATGTTTAGATTGATAGGGTGAGGAGGATGTTTTAAATGGCAAGTAATACAGTTAGTGGTGTTTTAATTCAAGCAGAAGTTAATTTTACGGTTATGGTTGATACATTTGTTGATTTAGAAACTTACGAGGATGAGGATAAACTCAAAGAAAGGCTTATTGAATTAGCTCATGAAAACCTTGATAGCTCAGATGAGTATGTCGATTATATTAATGAACGTGATGTTATTGTTAGTGTTGATACGGCTCTAAAATATAATCTTACAATGATTAGGGATGAATGGAAAGATATTATTGCTGAGAGTAAAACAAACGAGTAAATCCAATGAGGAAGTAATTTAGTGGGGGTTAAGGAGGTGATTTATGTTGGAAATAAATATAAAAACTCTAGGTCATGAAAGTATAGTTTGGGCATGTGCATATAATGAAGATAATAATTATGATTATTCGCATTTAAAACAATTGCCAATACAAGGAATGATTTTAGATAAGTATAAGGCAGAAATGGATAAACCTAAATATAGTAGTTGGGTATTTGTTCCACTTAATAAAAAAGGTGAACCGATTAAAAGCAAAGTAGTAGATTTATACTCTAGACACTATGCAAATACATATGAAGAGTGTGTTGAAATTTATAATGGTTTGATTCAGACAAGGATTGATAGATTAAATGAAATTATTAAAGAGTGCGAAACACATAAGATAATTTAATAATTTAGTTATTTCAAGTGCTTTATTGAAGGAGGTGAAAACATGAATACATCGCGCATTAAAATTGATGAGTATAAAAGCAATCCTAAGAAAGCTTTTGAACAATTAGAGTTCTGTGAATATGAATGTCAAGGTGGAGTATTAATTAATAATGTTGCTTTTATCGCATTGAAGGAATTGATTTTAAAAGAGGAGCAATAATCATATGAAAAAAGTAAGATTTCTAAAAGACTTCTACACATTTGACAAAGATTCATATAGAGTTATTCTTGCAGAAGATAGTGAATACTATTATATTCAAGAGAATTTACATACTTTAGATAAGTTCAGATTTCCAAAAAGAGATAATGGTGTTTTGTTTCAGGTAATAGAGAGGAGCTAGATAATTTAAAGGAGAAAACAAATGTTACAGAAATTTAAAATTAATTATCCAGACGAAATATTAGACAAATTATATTTAGATTTTTCTCGTTGCGATATGGATATCTATACTTTTGAAGAATTTTGCTTTGTACGTTATGGTCAATATGTTGCAGATTATAGTTTTAAACAAAGAAGAATGAGAACATATTTGCTTGTGTCAACTTATATGTAAAATTAATAATGAAAGAAGGAACAAGAATGAAAATGTTTAAAAAGAGTGTAGTAACGCCTTCCATGATGATTGACAATGCAGTAGGTATTGTAGATAGTGCAGTAACGGCATTCAAAATTGCAGTTGCTAAAATAGATCAGGCCAATGAGATGCTGGCTCAATCCAAAGAGCAAAGTCAAGCAAAGATCGAAGCATTAGAACAAGAATTGTTGAATCACAAACAAGTTAAAGAGGACGCTGAAGCTAAAATTAATTCACATTTGGAATTAAGAGAAAAATTGAGTCAGTTTGTAATGTAATTGTTATCCATACATAAAAACAATAATGAAAGTAGGAATTTCAATATGAAAAAATCCGATTTAAATAGTTCTATGCTTTTTAAAATGAGAAATGGAAATTTATGTGTTTTGCTAGAAACAATTAACGATATGGTGTTTTATAAGAGACAAGAGATTATAGATGGTTCATATTCTGGTCAAATTTCATTAAATGATTGTGATGATAATATATTAATTATCGGAGATCAATATGAATCTGATTTAGAGTATGAAATTGTAGCAATTAAACAATGTCAAAGTTGTACTGAAGCATTACGATTAGTTGTTATTAGCACAGAACCGGAAGAATGGGATTGGGTTGAAGAGGTTGAGAAAGATGTAGAAGAACCGAAAGTTGAAAATGTTGTTCAAAATATTACAATTAATATTACCATTGATTCATCCAATAAAGATTCGTCACAATTTAGAGAATTGATTAATGGACTTAGCAAATATGCAACGCAATACTCAAAAGTATAAAACTGAAAATATTGCTATGAGTGGGTTTCAGAGTTCGGCACTTCAATTAAAATCAAAATTTGATTTGGTTATAAATTCAAAAATAATGTTTGCAATTGATTACGAGATATGGTATAATTATTAAGTGGTTAATAAATAAATAATATTTTAGAGAAAGGACTGAGTGGTTGAAGAATAAAGGAAAATGTAGAAGACCAATCAAATTCAATAAATCTCCACCTACTTTCAATATATTTTAATAGATCGTGTGAATTAAATAATAAATAAAAATATTGAAAGAAGGAATTAAACAATGACTGAAAACAATGCAAATACACTACTTAGAGAAGCTGAGAACAAAGTAACAATCGAAGGAACAGTATCAGAAATCAATATCGAAGTAAAACAAGTACAAGGTAAAGAAGCGATCACTGGGGAAGTTGTTATTCAAACAGAGGAAAACTCAATTCATACGGTTGATGTTTTTGCGTATAAATTGAAAAAAGATGGAAATGATAATTCAGTGTTTAAGGGATTGTCAACCATAATGGATGAATATAAATCTATTGCAAAATTTGGAAAGGAAGAAGCTGATAAAGTAAGAATTACTGGAGGAAAACTTGTAGTAAATGATTATTATAATCCTGCTGGTGAGTTGAAATCTCCTATTAAAATCAATACAAACTTTGTTAATAGATTAAAACCTGGAGAAGAGTATGAACCAAAAGCAGAGTTTGAAGTAGAAGTATTTATACATAAAATCAATGATGAAATAGACAAAAAAACAGGCGATCCTACTGGTCGTAAAATCATTAATGGACTGGTTCCTATTTATGACGGAAAAGTTGTCCCTATGGAATTCATTGTGGCAGATAAAGAATATGTAGATGCTGTAGATTCTATGTATGAGGCAGGACAAACAATTAAAATCTATGGCGATTTAATTAATACTGTATTTACAATAAAAAAAGTAACTGCTGTTGCGATCGGAAAACCAAAAGAGACTACAACAACCATCACAACAAGAGAAATGGTGTTCACTGGTGGTAGTGATCCATATATCGAAGATAGTCCCTTGGTGTTTAATGTAGAAACTATTAAAAATGCAATGACTGTGAGAGCTGAACATTTAGAAGAATTAAAAAATAAAAAAGAAGCGAAAGGAGCAAAAGGTACATCTTCTACACCAAAAAGTGGTAAAGCTCTACCATTCTAATAATCATACGAGCAAATAATTAGTAAATAATATAAGTAAGGATAGGTGTCTTATCACCTATCCTCCAAATTGAAAGGGGAAATAAACATTGGCAATTGATATATTTGCAATCGAACCTTCCGTAGTAAGCAAGGATTTATCAGAAAAGAGTTTTCTTATTTATGGAGATAAAAAATCAGGAAAAACGTCAAATGCAGTTAAATTTCCAAAGCCTTTGTTGCTTGGTTTTGAGAAAGGATGGAATGCATTATCTGGGGTTAAAGCTCAACCTATTAATACATGGGGAGAGTACAAAACGATTTTAAAACAATTAAAACAACCACAAGCAAAAGAATTTTACAAAACAGTCATTATGGATACCGCCGATATTGCTTATGATTTATGTGAAAAATACATATGTGGTTTAGAAGCAGTAAATAATTTAGATGAAACAGCTAATAAACGTGGTTACAAAATGGTAGAAAAAGAATTTGAAAGTACAATTGTAGATATTATTAAACTTGGTTATACATTTATTGCAATTTCTCACTCTGATACGGTTCAAATGAAAGATGACAAAGGAGAAAAATACGAAAAAATTACACCTACCGTTAATAAAAGAGGGTTAAAAGTTATTTCTAGAACTGTAGATGTCATTGGGTATTCTAAAAGTATGCAATTAGAAGATGGCAGTAAAACAACTTATCTTTTGATGCGTGGTTCACAATATTATGAAGCTGGTAGTAGATGGACATATACTCCTGAATATATTGAATTCACTTACAATAATTTACTTAACGCTATTATTGAGGCAATTAGCAAAGAAGAGACGGATAATGGTTCTGTGATTGTTGAATCTAAAGGGACGCTTTACACAGATGCGCCAAAGTATGATTATGACGAAATGATGAATGAAATTGGGAGAATTTGCGAAGTCATTATCACAAATTCTGAAAACGACGCATCTAAAATCACAAAAATTGTTGAAGATTATTTAGGAAAAGGCAAAAAAGTGTCTCAATGCACTGATGGTCAAGTTGAGCAAATGGCATTAATACTTGATGATTTACGTGATTTACAAAAAGAACTAGGAGTAAAATAATATATAAAGTATTAAATAGGGTAGATAAACAACTATGTCTACCCTATTTATACATATAATGGAGTTGATTCAATGGGTAGACCTTGCACATGCCCTTTATGCAAAACAATAGTCAAAAAGGAAGAAGCATTTGAATACAAAAAGAAATATTACCATGTCGATTGTTTTAGCAGTATGTCAAGACAAACCACTAAAGTAGAAGAGAGTAAACAAAAACAAAAAATTGAAAAAGTGAAAGATAAACTACAAAAAGAAACTTCTATTCAACCCGAAGCAGAAATTTCAGATGAAGAAATATTGGCAAAGGATGTCCTATTTGATTATCTAAAAAAATTACTAAAAATACCAAAACTTAATGTTAAAACATATAAATTATTAAAAGATTATTATACTACTTATAAATTTAGTTACAATGGTATGTTGACTACATTAAAGTACTTTTATGAATTGCAAAGTAATCCCATTGTATCGGACTGCGTAGGAATTATACCTTATACATATGCTGAAGCTCAAGAGTATGAACAGAGGAAAAAAGAAATTATCAAACAAGCAAACGCATTTGATATGACTGAAGCAGTTACTCCTAAAGTAGTTAAAATAAGGAAACAAAACGAAAACAACATTAAATTAATTAATATTGACGATTTGAGGTGAGCACACTGGGTCTTTCATGTAAGCGAAGCTATTTACAAATATTAGGTTGCTTATTGCAAAATCCTGAATTATTAAGTGATAGTAGATATACTGTTGATAGGGATGATTTTGAAGAAATATTTCATAAAATGATATTTGCCTCAATACATAATTTATACTTACAAGGTGTAAAAAGCATAGACTATATTGCAATAGATAATTATTTATCTCCGTATGAATTACAATATAAAATATTTAATGAAAATAATGGCATGGATTATATTATTGAATGTAAAGACAATAGCAATCTTAATAATTTCGATTATTCCTATGAAAGAGTAAAAAAGTTTAGTCTACTAAGGACGTTTATTGAACAAGGAATTGATATTGCTGAAATATATGATGAAACGATTGTTGAACCAAGAGAACAAGAAAAGATGCAGGCAAAATTCGATAGTCTATCCGTACAGGATATTTTCAATACAATTGAAAAAAAAGTTGTAGATATCAAAAATAAACATCTGATGAATATAAACAACCAAGGACAAAAAGCAGGAGAAGGACTATATGAATTAAAAGAAAAATGCAAAGAAGCTCCCGATATGGGTATTCCAATGGCAAGTAATATAATGAATACTATTGCAAGAGGTGCAAGATTAAAGAAATTTTATTTAAGATCGGCTCCAACAGGATTAGGTAAATCAAGACTGGCAGCAGGAGATGCTTGTAGCTATGCTGTGCCATACATATGGGACTTAAAAGAAAAAAAATGGATGTATAGAGGTATTTCAGAACCTACTCTTTACATCACAACAGAATTAGAAATTGAAGAAGTACAAACAATGCTTGTAGCTTATACTAGTGGAGTTGAAGAGGATAAAATATTAGATGGTAATTATACAGGCGACGAAGAAGAAAGAGTAGACCAAGCAATAGAATTTATTGAACAATCTCCATTATGGATTGAATACATGTCTGATTTTAATATTGAGGATATTGAAACAGTTATACGAAGATACCAAATTGAAAACAAAGTTCAATACATATTATTTGATTATCTCCATACATCCATGAAACTTATGGCTGAAATTGCAAATATATCTAAGGGTATGAAATTGAGAGAAGATCAGATATTGTTAATGTTTTCGGACAGATTAAAGGCCATGTGCAATAAATATAATGTTCATATTGATAGCTCAACTCAAACAACTGGCGAGTATAAAAATGTTAAAGATGCAGACCAAAATGTACTTAGAGGAGCTAAAGCCATCGCCGATAAAATAGATTTAGGAATTGTAGCATTGGAACCTACCGCATCAGATTTGGATTCACTGAAACCTATATTATCAAAAGGAATATATCCTGTTCCGAATATGGTTTATCATATTTACAAAGTAAGGCGTGGAAAGCTTTCAAGAGTAAAGTTGTGGCTTTATGTTAATCTTGGTAATATGCGATTGACAGAACTATTTCTTACTAATAATAAATATGAGGTAATTCCTGTCGAATCTACTAAAATAGAAATGATTGATGCTATACTGGATGAACATTCAGTTGATGAAAAAGAATTAGTGGTAGATAAAGAAGATGAAGAAAATTCAACTAAAGCCATCTTTAGTTTTTAGAGGTGGAATAAATGCTTGATAAAGAGAGAATCAAACAAGATTTAGATGATCAAGATATAAAAATGCTTCTTAAAGACTTAGGTAGTGAAGATCCACGTAGAGATAAAGACAACAATTTATTATTTCAGACTGTTTGCCATAATAGTAGTGGAGGATCATATAAACTACATTATTTCAAAGATAGTAAAACATTCCATTGTTATACAGAATGTAGTGATACATTTGATATCTATGAGTTAGTAAGACGTTCCAAACTAAATCGAAACATTAAACTTAGTTTCTACGAGTGTATTAAATATGTTGCTGCACTAACTAATAAAAATATTCATATATCTTCAATATTCTCTAAGCTTGATAAAGATTATATTATAGATGATTGGGAATGGATAAAAAAATACAAAAGAATATTGAAACCAATTGTAAATTTACCCATAGTAAATAATATTGTACTTGATGTGTTTGAAGAAATATATTATCAATCATGGATCGATGAAGGTATATCAATTGAAACAATGGAAAAGTACGGAATTAAATACTACATTAAAGATGATAAGATTGTGATTCCTCATTATGATATTAATAGTAATTTAATTGGCATTAGAGGCAGAGCATTAAGAGAGGATGATATTTTAGCTAAAAAGAAATATATACCTTTAATAGTAGAAAAACAACAATATAATCATCCATTAGCTTTAAATCTATACGGGTTAAACCATACAAAAGAAGCGATAAAAAAAATTAAAAAGGTAATCATATTTGAAGGAGAAAAAAGTTGTCTCAAATGTCAAGATTTTTATGGTGAAAATAATTTTTCTATAGCAGTATGCGGTATGTCGATATCTCCACAGCAAAGAAATATGATACTGTCGCTTCAACCTAAAGAAATATTTCTTGGATTTGATAAACAGTTTAAAGACACAAATAGCAATGAAGCTTATAAATTTGCCGAAAAACTACTTAAAATAGCATTACCATTTACCCCATATTGCCAAGTTTATATATTATGGGACGATGCAAATTTACTTGATCACAAAGATAGTCCATGTGACAAAGGAAAAGAAATTCTAGAAATATTAATGAAACATAAATATGAAATCAAAACAAAGAATGGAGAGGAAATACAACCATGCAATATTTCGTAAGTGATTCAAAATTTAGTTATAGTAGATTAGATTTGTTCGACCAATGTGCTTATAGATATAAATTAAAATACATAGATGAACATCATTCTGACAAATCTGCATTGGCACTAGAGCTTGGTACTTTAGGTCATATGGGAAAAGAAAAATGGGGACAATATCTAATTGATGATGAAGAGCCTGATTTTGGATATATACAACAAATTATTGAAAATGGTTTAGAATTACATAAGATAGAAATTTTAAATGGCACAGAAATTGAAAATGAGGTTGAAGATATCCTTGGTATTAAAGATATAAAGAAAAAATACTTTGACACTTATTCTGAGGTATGTAATAAATCAGGAATGACATATGATGAAAAACTAAATCTATATTTAGAACATTTAAAGACAATACCTTTAGAGGAGGGTTGGAGTGTATTAGCAGTAGAAAAAAAGTTTAGTTTTTCATATACAAATAAATATATCATTCGTGGATTCATTGATAGAATTGACATTAATGAAAATGGAGATTTAAGAGTAATTGATTACAAAACGTCTAAAGCGATATATCCTGACAATAAAGTGACAACCCCTTTACAAATGTTTATATACGCAATGGCATGTGAAAAATTATATGATAAACTACCAATTGAATTCGTCTATGATTTTATTTTTATTGGGGAGAAACAAAAAGCATGTACAAAAGGATATTACAATAGAGGAATTAAAAAACTAGATAAATTGTTTGCTAAACTTGAAGATTGCTTGGTGAAAGATGAATACATTCCGAAACCTACTCCTTTATGCTATTGGTGCGATTTTTCTAATAATACTCCTCTAGCAGATAAAAATTTAAAACATTTATGTCCATATTATTCATTGTGGACACCCAATAATAAAACGTTTGAGGTAAATAAAAAATATGGAGAGAAAATTGAAGTGAATACTGAGAGAGCCAAGAAACTGTTTGATTTTTAAGTGAATAAATAAAGGAGGTTATCGACTATTGTATAGTTTACATAATCATGATGAGACTTCAAATGCTGGACTAGGTTTTGCTGATACAATTAATAAGACTAAAGATTTAATCACAAGAGCACAAAAATTAGGGTTAAGTGGTATTGCTA